TAATTCCAGGCGCTGTTGGATCTGCTGTTGCTGTCAAAACGATACTTGAGGTGTATCCCCCCGTTGCTGTCGAATATGAGTAGTATGCAACTTGAAATTCGTATTCTTCGCCGTCTTCAAGCAAGAAACTATCGGCTGAAACAGCATCATCATCGACCGCTATTTCCGTCCAAGTTGCATCACTCGTTTTTTTACCGCGAGCTTTCGTTTGCAAGCTTTCTTCAGGTGGAGCATCGAATGTCATATAGGCATATGGATAAAGAGTCCCGCTAATTGTCTTGCGCTGAATGACCGCATTGAAGTCTGTTGGAACCGGAATTTCAGAATCGCCGTCTGTATCATCCGAAATCGGTTCTTCGCCTTCTTCTTCAGGTGTCCATTCGTAAGCAGTGCCCGCGAGAGACGCCACTTGAAGAGTAACGGTTTTCAAAATGCCGTATTCATCAATATTGAAACGGAAGTCGTTTAGTTCAAAGACTTCGTTGATACCATATTTGTATTGAATTCGAATGAAACGCTCACCAAAAGCAGCAAGAGCTTTTAGGTTACAGGTAAAGGTTCCGACCCAATTTGGATTTGCCCGATGCGATTCAATTTTCATCAGGCGACGAGTTTGCGCATGATGAGGGGACATGATAAATTCATGGTCGGCTGCAATTTCGCCGCGAAGCGAAATGTCGGCTGCGTCTTCCCAAGGATCTGCATCAGCCGTCTGATAATCAGATGCAGGGTTCATATAGGTAGCGCGGATAACATTGGCTGTCGTGATAATGTCACGTCCGCGCCCAAGGTCCGTAACGGCAACGATCATAGATTCGTCAATGGTGACTGTTGGTTCAACGAAGTCACCAACAACCAGTTTCAAACCGCCGTCTGGCGTAATGCCAAGGCGACCGTCACAACATTTGAGCATTCTCGACAGAACATCTGCCGGACGTTCTTCAAGGGAATATGAACCCCAAAGGCGATAACGTTTTTGAGTGCCGCCAGCTAGGAGCGTATAGAGTGTGCCAGCTTTGGTCCATGCCGTTTGCCAAGAGGCTTCAGCATCTGGGGTAGTCAACAGTGACTTTGGAAGACGCAAACCTTCAGCGTGATAGAGATAATCTCTAATGACACCAGCCGCATTGTCATTCCATTCGGTGACATCCGTAATCGGGTTTTCAATCAAGCAACCACGCAACACAACGCGATATGTCGTGTTGATTGAGTTAGGGAAAACTTTCATGAAGTAGGATGAGCCTACAGCGCGTTGCGTTGCAAAAAGGCTAATGACGCCGCGCCCACGATGGTTTGTCGTCCACTTTGAAGGGAAAACACTTGCAAGTGTCGAATAATACGTATCTGTGCCGGTCCCAAGCCGATATTTAATATTAGCGCAAGATGCTCCGCTCTTGACGATATATTTTGTTTGTGTAACATCTCCGTCAGAATCAAGCGTTACTTCATTATCATCAAGCCAAAATTCTTCAATAGCATCTGCTGGTCCTTGACCGAGAGCCAGAACTTTGTAAAAGTTACCATTCTTGTTTTCCGCAAAAGCCCAAGACCCTGATACTTTGACGCGGCCATAATGACGATAACGTGGCGCAACGGCTTGTTTGGTTGAAACCTGAACGTCTTCAGGGCGTGGAGCCGAAGGTGCAAATAGCGTTGAAACAAGGATGTTTAACCCAAGAGAAGCGCCAATGGAAATCGCACTCGTAATGCCTAGAAACAAAATATTGGATAGTGCAACGGATTGCACACCAATGGACGCGATCAACATTAGGGCAAGTGTTTCAGGCATTATTCAATATTCCAAGCTCTAGCTACAAAATCACCTTCATTAAAAAAGTGACATCCTTTTTCGTTTCTCGTAAACCAACCGTCTTTTGTTTTGATTGCGAAAGCAATAGTCCGTTTGTCGAGAACTATAATTCCAATATCACCAGTTTTTGGCGTTTTTGTTTGTTGATAATCTTTCAAAACGTCCGCAGCGATTTTGAGCATATTTTTAGAACGCAACATACGCTTTGCATTCTTCTCATCTATGACCAGAGACTTATTTTCACTAAGCGGAGATTTGCCAGTTCGAAGAAAAACCCATTTGTCAGCAGTCGTGCAACAATCTGTGTCACCCCAAAGAAATGACTTGTTTATTTCTTGAGCAATGTAATTGTCTAGTAAATCTATAGATTTCATTGTCAATAATCTGGATAACGAAATGTTTTGGACAAAAGACTTGGAACGAATTGGAAAAACTTGTCTCCAGGGTATCTATTTTGTTGATCCCGATCTGTATTGCGCCCAAACGGAGGTTTCGAACGATTGAAGAAAGCATTTTCAGCAGTGAGTGAAATTGTCTGAGTTTGGCCAGTTTCTCCATCCATTTCAGTCGTTGTGACGCGAGGTGGCTGAAGAAAGCCAATCCAAACGAGAACGGGCGCACCAATCGGTTGCCAATCGTTATCGAAGAATTGCATATATACCGTTACAAATTGTTGATTCGCTTCTGGCGTTTCTTCCAAAGCGAGCGACAACAGGTCAGGATCTTGATCCGGTATACCAGAGACTGTAAAAGTGATCTGTTCGGAAATCGCCTGTCCTGAAGTCCCAAGACCATCAATAACGGCAATGCCGTGCATAGGCTTGTAGGTGTTGCCACCTGTCAACAAATCGTAGTGACCATTCCACAAATATACCGTTTCGGAAACGAATTCCATTTTGACAAGGAATTCCACGCGGACGGTATTTTGCGCAAGAGCTTCAATCTGGTCTGCACTGTAAAAAGCCATTATAGATCCTCAATAAATTCAAGCGTCGGAAACGATTGACGGTTGAAATCAAGCGGAAGTGCCATGGCCGTATCAGATGCCAAGCGGACTTTGACGCGAGGAAGGTCAAATTCTAGTTGATCGCCAAGGTTCACGAATTCACGCAATGGAGGACGAACGACAAAAGTTGCTGACGTGTCTGTCTGGTCGGTAATACGCTGGATTTGATAGAGTCGATCATTGATAGAAAACCGTTGTCCAGGCTCAAGAGTTGCAGGAACCGTTTTCAAGACGGATAGCGTCACAGTGCCAATTGCAGCGGTTGCGGACGTATAGACGTTTGTGTATGTTGATAAGTAGCCGGAACCATCTGAAAAATATGAACTGTCTGAATGCGTTGCGGAAAGCGCGTAAAAATCTCTTAGGTTTTTGCCCAATTCATCCGTTGCGGAAGGCGAGCGGGGATAGTCCCAAACGGGCAATGAAATAACGTTTAGCTGGCCTTCGATCAGAGTATCAAGCGCCCGCCATAATTTAATCATAGAAGTTGAATAAACAGGAATGCTCGAATAGCTAACTTTCCATAGGCCAGCGGAATTGCTAACGACTTGTGTAAAGCCATTAGCAGCCGCAGGGCCGCGCAACGACCGATGAGAAATGTCAACGGAAATATCTTGCGGCTTCAGGATTTTCATTGGCCATTGAATTGCCATTTACAATTGTCTCGTTTGAGAATTGGCGATGTATCCAGGCATATTGGCCTTTGTCTGCTTTTGGCTTTCAGAAACCGAAGCCTTGACAATCGCAGGGGCAGAGTTTTTGATTCTTGTGTCTGCGATTTGGGTTATAACGCCTGTGTCTGTGTTGGTTTGAAGGACGATTTCGATTTGTTGCGGCTTTGTGTTTGCAGATGCAACGTTTGGGCTTAGTTGGTGATTGGGAATGATCACTCCAGAAGAACCAGGAGAAAAAACTTCTGGACCCTTCTCACCCACAACATAAGCTTTATTGCTAGATACAGGACCGCCAGAAGCTTTAAACCCACCAAAGATACTGCTCAAAAGCGAACTAAAGATACCGCCACCAGAGCTTTGAAAATTGCCAGTTCCGAAAAGTGCGTCAAGGCCAGAATTCAGAAGCTTGTCGGCGAGACTTGACAAGGCGTTGCCAAGCGCCTCAGAAGCACTTTTTCCATCTTTCATATCTGAGATGAAATTGCCAAAAATCTCGCGGCTACTATCGCGGAAATCTTCGAATTGTTTTTTGGTGCGCTCTTGTTGTTCTTCAAGCTGCTTGCTTGCAACAGTCGCATTGCCGTAGCCAGTCGCAAGATCTAGAATTGCTTGCGCTTGTTCTCTAGCCGCAGGGGAAAGACCTTCAAATTCTCCCTTAAGGAGTTTTTGAACATCGGTCAATTCTTTCCCTACAGCTATACCAGACTTTTGCGCTGCTGTCAATAGTTCTTGAGCAGCTTTTGCTTGTGTTCCAGCAAAACCATAGTCTTCGATCAAAGGATTTACTTGGCGTTGTGCTTCTGTCTCTGCAACAAGTGCTGCCGTTCTTTCTTTGATTTGTTCGATTTCTTTTTGATAGTCGCTTTGTTTGGCTTTTTTACCGGAACCGCTGCCAGATCCTGCGCCGGAACCAGTTCCAAAACCCTTATCTGAAATTGTCGGTTTGATACCACCAAAGTTTGCAGCACGGTTCGTTTCGCGCTCAAGCTCCATCTTCGCAGCACGAATTTCATTTGCCCGTTGAACAACGGTTTGTGTTACGTTGTCAACAGTTGTTGCAATCGCATCGCCAGCCATACCGACATAATCTTGCGTCTCTCTTGTAAAGACTTCATTGAAAGCGTCTGAAGCTTTTTGACCAGCGTCTTTATATGAATTTGTCAGTTCTAGTGTATCAAGGGAAAATTCTTTGAACGGCTCAATAGACCCGATACCGGCAACGGAACCAAGAGAGTTGATAGCCGAAATTGCAGAGTTGACCGCTCCGATAACGTTGTTAACGCCAGCGATAACGTAACTCGTCATCGTGTTCATTGCTTCGATTACAGCGCCAGCAATAGCGCCAGGAAGCGTCTCAAACGCAACGGCAATAGCATCTTTCATATTGACATGGTTTTGAATGATCTGATTAATGATTCCGCGAATACCGGAAAGCAGATCTTCAAAGCTTATTTCGACGCCAGTCAATGCACCGCCTATTGCACCGAGCAAAGTGTCAAAAGCCGAAACAACCGTATCGGACGCCATCGTTGCGCCAGTCGTGATACCTTCCCAAAAAACTTGAGCGTAATCACCAAGCGTTGCAAAACTGTTTTGCAGAGGAACAATTTCATCCCAAAATTGAGTAACGGCATAAGCGGCGACACCAACAGCGGCGGCAAGGGCAACCCAAGGATTTAGCAAGGCACCAGCGGCGGCAAGGGCAGAACCCGAACCGAAGGCAGACAATAGAACAATGGAAGCGGCGGCGGCGGCATTTGCTACAGCACCAATATTATTTGTCAAAGCACCAAGGATATTGTTAACGGTTGTCGTAATGCCAAGCGTTTGATCCATATGACCAATGTATTCTGTCACCTTGTTTGAAAGCAAAGTGAAGGAATCGCCAATCGTGGCATTGGTCTTGGAGAACGCAGCTTGAACGCTACCTTGTGCGGCAACGATAGCCTTGAAAACACGGTCGGAAGTTAGCTTACCTTCTTCACCGAGCTTCTTCAAACCCGCAATAGTTACACCAAATTCTTTTGCAATTGCTTCAGCAATGATAGGCGCGTTTTCGCGAAGCGAGCGCAGTTCGTCACCTTGCAAGATGCCAGATCCGAGAGCCTGACCAAGCTGAGTGATACCAGAAATTTGTTCCTGAATTGTCGCGCCACCAGCTTTGAAAGCTTTGTTGACCGTGGCAGTAGCAATAGCAATTTCTTCTTCAGACTTGGCAACACCAGAGGCAGAACGAATAAGCTTTGCATACAGGTCAACTGTCTCAGTCAAACCCGTTCTGGTATCCGCAGCAATGTTATTTAGATCTTCAAGCGAGCGTGTTTGGACACCAGCAATTTCAGCGGCTGCACGCAGCTTGTTTCCCGCTTCAGTCCAGGCATCTGCATATTGTTGAATCTCACGAACACCAAAAGCCGCACCAACTCCGACTGCTAGTTGCGATACAGAAGAACGCAGTCTATCAATCTCATTGGTTGCGGCTTTGAATGCAGGAGCGGCTTTGCGCCCTGCCGAAGCTAGTTTACGGTCTAGTGCATTGATGACTTTTTCGGCTTGCGTCGAAGACTTCATCAGAGGATCAAGGCGAGCGCGGATTAGAACTTCAACTTCGGCAATTGTTGTCATTGTCTTTTAATGCCTTTGTTGCCGAACGCTGCTATAAAGTCTTCAGCCGTATTTACAGCCGTAGTATTTGATTTTTCTTCCTCGCCAGTGCCATGAATGGTTTTAAGTTCGTCAACATGTCCTTCGTATGCAATCATAATATCGGGGATTAGTGCATATTCGAATTCGTCTGGCTTCCATTTAAGCCACCCGGTTGCAATTTTCTGCAACCAGACGAGGTATTCCAGATGGCTTAAACTTTTCCCTCTTGGTCATCCTCGCTATCGGCTTTTTTGGCGTGTCTTCCGCCATTAGCCAAAAGCATGACATATTCAGTCATCGGATCAACAAGGTTGATAATTCCGTGAGAAAAGATATTTTCTCTTATGACTTCTTTCCAATTTCGAAGCTTTGGAATTCCATCAGGATCGGGACCACTCAAAGCCGCCACGATAATATCAAACATGACTTCTTCTTCAATTAGATAAATCTTTTGAAGAACGTTCTTAACGCCACCATACTTAGTGAGTATCGTTCTAAGTGCATGTGGCGTAGCTCGCAAAAGAAGGTTATCTTCTGCGAGTTTAATGGTGAATTCACCGTCTTTCATTATACACCAGCGGTCGCGACGACTTCGACAATTTCCGTGTTGATGCCGATATTGAACGTGCGAGTAACAACATCAGATGCAGCGCCAGCAGTTGTCAGAGCAGACATCACCTTGCCAGAGAAGTAGAATACAGCATCAGTGCCAGTCGCGTTAAGCTTGTTTGGCAGAGTTACCTTGAAATTATAATTGCCAGTTGACGTGTCCTTAGCGGCAGCAACGGCAGCAAGCTGGCCATCGTTAGTATCGTCATAACCAGCAACAACTTCCATTTCGCCATTGTCATTGATACCCTTGATCTTCGTGCGGAGACCAGTGCAGATATCGTCAAAAGTTACGGATTCAAACTGAGTACCGAAAGCGCCAATAGACTGAAGTGGGCAAATCGATTCATACGTTAGGGCTGCATACCCCGCTGCATCGTATGTAGCGGGAGCGGCAGTAGTTGAGGTAATGCCGACAGAAGCATTTGCGGTTGCGAAGATGGATGCCATTTAAAGATTCTCCAACAGGATTTCTATGTTCAAAGTGACGATCCTTGCGACTTTAACAAAGTCATCGGTTGGACCGGGAAATGGAGAGGAAGCAGTTACTTGGACAATCGAGCCTGAAGGAGGCGTTAAAGCAAAGCGGTCCATTCGGTGAAAGATCTGTGTCAGGCGAAAAGCGATTTTTTCAACATTGCGATAGTTTAGAGCTTCATCATTATTTGAATAGACTGCAATATCGTAAGTTAAAGTTCGTCTGCCGTTGCAACCAATATAATCGTTTTCATTTTCACCAACGATAGGTGAAACTATAACTAAAGGATACGTTGCATCTTGTGGTGTCGGACGACGGGTAAAAACAGACTTTTGGTTTTGATATGTCGAAAGAAGAGAAGAAATTGTTACGTCATTCAAAATGTGTGTGCGAATAGCAGGTTGAAGATCGATCATGATTTTTTAACTGCTTTGGTTATTTCGCTTATAAAAACCTTGACAATTTCTTTTTGTTTGTTGTTGATTGCCGGTCTAAAAACTGGCCTTGGTTCCATCTTTGATGTTCCAAGTTCAAGAAAACCAGCGTATTCAGATTCGCCAGTTACTCGACCTAAAAGACCGTCTTCTTCTTCGTAGGTTTTTGTATTAAGAAGCGCATTGCCCGTCATATTCGCGAATGGTTCTCCGGGAGCAGACGCTTGATGGACACCACCACGAAAAGGATATAAGCGACCGTTTTTTGAGGTGTCTTGCACTAGATGCAAAATTTCGTCATATACAAGATTTGTAGAATCTGCTACAGCATCTTTTGCGGATTCTCTAACGTTTGCCCAAAGCCGTCTGTTAAAATTCTTGACGACCATTTCAAACCTCGAAAGCTTGACACTCCGCAGCGGCTTTCGCCGGATCAACCTTAACCTTGCGGATCTGGAATGTAGGAAAATTAGGAAACGTTACTTTGTCATTTTTTAGGGGATCGACTTCACAAAGCCCCAAAATCAACACAACGTTGGTATCACCTTCTGGAATTCCTGCCGTGACACGGTACGCTTCGTTGTAAGAATCACAAAATCCATTGACAACAAACGATTGCGTAATGCCAGGAATAGGATCTCCGTATTCATTTAAACCGGCAGACACTTCTCTTGTCAATGTTCCGACAAGCAAGCGCCCTTTAAATCCGGCTGCAATCTTAGCCCTCATTTGCGAGGGATGAAGGAAACTAACCATCGTTAAGCGGTGCGGCCAAGGAGCGCGATTTGATAGGTATTCGAAGCGCCCGAACCATTGGTCACGCGAAGAATGTCACCAGTCACACCCGTAACAGTCGCAATGCCAGCAGCATCAGGCGAAACAACCATATACATACCGCCAGGAGAAATTGATTCGACGGCAGAAGTATAACCAGGAACGCCAGCAGTTGAGCCGCCGATGGTCAAAGCAGTTGTATTAGCGCCTGTCTCAGGCTTATTGACAAGAACAATTGCCACAAGTTCAGCGGCAGCAAACGAAGTGCCAAGGGCAGTCGAGAGAACGCCCGCAACATCGATATCGTCATTAGCACCAGTCGTTACTGTGCGTTCAGCGACATAAACAAGATTGACGTTGTTTGCAGTCGTGCCATTGCCAAAATTCAGAGCATTTTCAATAACGCCAGACCAAAGAGCGGCACCAACAGAAGGTGCGCCGCTTTCAGATGCGGAAACTTTGAGTGAAATAGAAGCGCCAAAAGCCATTTAAATTATTCCCCGCATGAAAGACATTTGCCGTTCCAAATCTTTTGGAAATCGTCTAGCGTCGTGATGTAACGATTTTGAATGAGGTTTGCATAATCAACTGTCTCAAGTCCCGAAGGAAATGGCGCATATTTCTCGAAAACGTGACCAGTAGAAGTAACCGTCAAACGTTTAAGTGTAACATATTCGTTGATCACGCGGTTTGTTCGTCTAGCCATTGGTCAATGATTTCCTGCGCTTCTTCCTTGGTGCGGACGGTCTTGCCGATCTGAACGTCACCTAGAAAGACCTTGTTCCATGCAGGACCAGCGGCTCTAATCTCTGGCATTACACTAACAGAATTTGTGTCAGTTGTCAAGAGATTTTCTTTGATAGGCTTAATAATTTCTTCGATGGCATCTTCGGAAACGATTTCTTCGTCTGGAATATCAACAATCATGCCCATCATCTTCATGGCAAGCCAATCGCGACCATCGTCAATTTGCTCAAAGAAATTGCCAGGGAAATACTCTTTGTCAGCAATCTTTATGAGTTTAAGGGCTTTTAGCATATTGACTCCAGAATCTTATTGTATTATATTCCGATTTTTAAATCGGAGAATAAAATGAAAGAATGTTCTATAGATGAATGTGGCGGACCTGTTCAAAGCCGTGGGTTCTGTCGCAAGCATTACAAAAGATTTATGCGACATGGGAATCCGCATAAAGGGCGGACACCTGTCGGCGTTCCATATGAATATATGCTAAAAACATTAAATTCAGAAACAGAAGAATGTTTTGTCTGGCCATTTGCAAACGACGGGAAGGGCTATGGCATTATTGTGAAGAACGGGAAGAATGAATACGTTCATCGGATTGTTTGTGAAGAAACAAACGGACCAGCGCCAGAAGGAAAACCATTAGTACGACATATTTGCGGTAATGGAAATCTAGGCTGCTTTAATCCAAAGCACTTATGTTGGTCTGATCAAAAAGAGAATATAGCAGATGTTCTAATTCATGGCACTTCAAATCGAGGAGAACGACATGGAATGCACAAATTGTCAAAAGAAGAGGCTTTGTTTATATACAATTCAAAAGAAAGCAGAAAGAAACTCGCTAGTGATTTTAACGTAACAACAACTAATATTCATTGTATACAAAAAGGGAAATCTTGGATATGGCTTACTGGACATAATAGAGGCGGGAATTAACCCGCCTCTATTTGAAATATTAGGCAGCAACAGCGGTAATCATGTACACTCCAAGCTCTGGACTTACACGCTTGAACTGATAAGCATCCTTAACGTGCATCCAATCGCTATAAGCGCGATCATCACGGCCACGGTAGATTGCGCCACCGTAGGCGTTAGCGCCAAGCAGACCCTGCCAAACAAAGCAAGCAACAGCAGTCGGGCTATCAAGCGAAGGAGTGCGCTCTACATAACCAAGCCAAGCGCCGGTAGGCGAGACAGACCAGCTATAGTTGGCGGTAGCGCCTTCAGCAGCAGCGTTGTAAATCGACTGAGCAATAACAACCTTTTCGACACCAAACAGAGTGGCAAGAAGAGCTTCAGTTGCAACGCCAATTTGCGTGTATTTGATCTTCTCAACAATGCTGGCGTTAAGCTTCAGTTTGTCAATGACGGTAGCACCAAGGACAAGAGTGTTTGGAATCTTGCCAGTAGTAAGCTGAATTGCGCGCTTGCGAGCGTCAATAAAGGCTACTGGATCAGAGCCAGACTGGTCCCACTGAAGGAACTGGTTGCCAGTAGGCGAAGCGGAAACGCCGGTCCAATCGGCAGACCAAACACCGCTCTGAAAGAACGTAGTAGACCATTGACGGTCACGACGAATCATGCTCTTCTGCGTCAGAAGACGAGTAGCGTTAAGGTCAAGGTTGAAAGGAACCGTAACGTTGGCGCGCTGGCGATCATCAATGAAATGCTCAAGAGCGTATTCATCAACAGAGTAGGTATCAGACCCTACAGCATAGGACGCCTGAACCGGAGCGCCACCAAGAGCGCGAGGTTCCATTTCATCGCGAAGGAAGTAGGAACGGTCATAAGTCGCGAACTTACCGGACTGATTGACAACAGGAATCATGGTCGATGCAGCCGGGGCCACATACATACTAGCATCCTGAATATACTGAGACGAATAATTCGTCAGGAACGCATCTAGTCGAAGCGAACCAATGATGTTATCTGCACCTGTAGGCATATTATTTAATCCTTATTAAGCGGTTACGTCAGCGACGTTGTTAAATACAATTTCGATGACTTCGCCAGAAGCACCGCCCTTACGTGCCTTGCCAACAGCGGCATTCGTTGCCGTTGCCGTAATTGCTTTACCGGCTGAATCAGACATCACTTTAGCACCAGTTGCGACGGTCGCACCGGCAATGACCTTGACAATGTTACCAGTGCCAGCCATTGCGTAAGTTACCGGACGACCAGCAGTGTTGGTTTCGTAAACAACGCCATCGACTTCAGCGCCCGCGCCAGCAAGAGCAATCAAGCCAGACGAGTTGCGAACGCAAAAGAGAAAAAGCGAATCGGAAAGATCAGCAGCCGCAAGACCTACGTCACGAGCACTACCATGAACACGAGAAACAGACATATTTAATATTCCTTAATTGAAGAGTTCAGGAGCTTCGTTGACAGCAAGTTCCATGGCACGGGCCTTGGAAACGTTGTCACGCTTCATGATTTCGTTGACTTTGGCATCCTGAGTGACGACTTCTTCGCGAGCCTTATTAAAACCAAGCGTCTCAAAAGCCTTGGCGTTTTTCTCATCAGCCATCTTCATGACCGCTTCGAGAGCCTTGGCAACGTCTGCATCTACAGCAACGAGAGCCTTAAGCATCTTAGCCTTATCGGCATCGCTGCCAGGAAGGTGCTTGAATTCGTCAGCAGCGCGCTTTTCAAGACGTGCCATTTCTGCTTCGTCCTTAGACTTAGCAATCTCAGCAACCATGTTCGCATTCTCAGCGGCAATAGCCTTGAAAACGGCAAACTGTTCGTCACCAACAACCGACTTGGCAATTGACTGGCCCGCAACAACTACGGTTTCGTCGCTCTTCTTCATGGAATCCATCTTCTTC